TCTGCGCATTTGAGTCGCTCGAGGCTGAAGTGTTTCAGTGCCGTTGGCATTGATGCATGGAGCTATGAGTGGACGATCTTGGCGCAGCGGCTTCTGGCGGTTTCCAATAACCTGTTCGGTTTTGATTACAGCAAGTACGATGGAATGTTGCCAGCTCAACTTGTTGAGAGGGTCGCAAACATCGTGAACAGGTGGTATGACGATGGTGCAGAAAATGCCCGAGTTCGGAAGGTTCTCTTTCTTGAAGCGGCGCATGCAACGCACATCGTTGGAAACGCAGTGTACGAGTGTGTTCACGGAAATCCATCAGGGAATCCGTATACAGTCGTCATTAACACTGTAGTGAATGCAATGTTTCTGCGCTATGCGTGGCAGCAGCTTGTGCCCCTGGAATATCGGAGCATGGTTCACTACAATGAACACGTGAGGGACATCTTCTATGGAGATGACGGACTGATCGCCGTGTCGGACGAGTGCCGCGGGTGGTTTAACCTGGAGACGGTGGCAGATTTCTTGAAAAGCATTGACATTGACGTGTCGATGCCTGACAAGTTGTCAGCCATCATCCCTTACGCCCCTATCGAAAGATGGGATTTCCTTAAGAACGGTTTTCGGCAGGACGAATACGGAGTTTGGAGGCCACAGATGGCATTGGATACTATCTATGAGTTGACCAACTGGATTCGGGCTGGAGGTCCACACGAGGAAGAGGAAAGTCTCGTAATGAATTGTCGCGATGCGTTGCATTTCGCATTTCACTACGGACCAACGCTCTACAACGAGTTGCGTGTTAAAATCTGGAAAGCACTCGTATCTGAAGGCATCAAGCCGGAGTTGCCCTCTTTTCAAGAAGAGAACAACGTCTGGATGATGAAGAAGACGGCTTGAGAAAGCCATGTCTACTGGCCCACGACATTAAAGTATGGGCTCCTTTATCAGCTATTATGGCGCAACAACTGACTAAGCACGATCGTTTTCTTGCGAGGATGCATGTTCAGGGGCGACAGGTGTATGATAAAAGAAGGATTGCCGTGGCGGCTGTCAGTCTTGTGACTGTGGCTAGTGCTGCGCAATCGGGGGAAGACCCGTGGCCAGCTATGGCGATTTTGTCGCGTAGCCAGCTGCGAGGATATGGCAAGTTTGCTAGTTACATCAGCTTGCTTGACCATTTCCGACAGGTCTTCGGAGCTCGTGTCGAATATCAGGTTCGGCAGAGCGGCCCACCCCATAAGCCAGTTTTTGAAACGGAGGCGTTTTTCGAACAAGGCAAAGGGAGGGTGACGGTCAACATGTTTGGCCCGACGAAAGCAGAATCGAAAGATCTTGCGGCGTGTCGAGCTGTCATGGAGATCGCCAAGTACTGGCAAGACGAACTTCTCGTCGAGCAGTTTAAGAGCTTGGACACTGATCCACCTGTGGTTTCCACGGATGGTGAAGGCGTCGAGCTCGTTTAGTTCCACTACGTAGTCGTATGTAGAGGGGAATAGGAGTAAGAGATCCGAGTGCTTCGGCATTGTGGTCGCGACTGAGCCACATATCGGTAGGAAGGTCTGCTCCTTAGTTTCAGGATAGAACACGTTAATTTTCGTGGGAGGTCCTCAA